AAGCAACTTGGGTAGGGGAGTTTCCAATGTAACTCATGCTATGAACGTCCCGCTAGATGTAAAGAAGTGAATCACGTAACCGCCTGTGATTGATACCGTACCGCCTTGCGCTCTTTGTACTGTGCCGGGGTAGCGAATAATGACTATGCCTGAGCCACCTGTGCCACCTACAGTAGTGCCACTTCTTTCAGATCCGCCACCGCCACCGCCAGTATTCGCCGTACCAGAAGTAGCATTGCCAGTGATTGCACCGTTACCTCCGCCGCCCAAACCCCCAGATCCAGCAGTACCGCTGGCATACGAAGATCCACCACCGCCGCCAGAGTAATACACGGAAGTTCCTGATATTAAGCTTGATAATCCAGTCCCGCCATTCCCGCCAGAGGTACTTGTACCAGCGGAACCAACTGCACCTGCACCCCCACCTCCACCAGCACCAAAGTTTGGTGCAGACGAATTGCCTGAGCCACCAGCGTACCCTTGACCAGAAGTTCCTGCTCCACCAAGGTTTGAGGGAGCCGAAGAGCCGGGGCCACCACCTCCTGACCCGCCACTAACACCACCGCCGGCTATATTAAAATTCCCACCGCCACCACCACCAATAGCGGTGTAAGTTAAAAATGAAGAATTTGAACCATTTGCACCAATAGCACTTCCAGAACCGCCTCCACCTCCTGCTCCTACAGTTATGGTGTACGCTGTACCGGGATAAACAGAAATGGCTGATCCAGTTAAAAAACCACCAGCCCCACCACCCCCACCATGATATATACCACCGCCGCCACCACCACCGCCAGCAACTACAAGATAATCAACGGTATAAGCATTTGAGGCAACAGCAATCCAGCCAGACGAGCCAACATACACCTCCATCTGACCCAGTGTGGTGTTAAAGCGTTGATAGCCCACAAGAGGCGAAGCAGGTCGTTGTGCAGTCGTACCTGATGGTACAAGCATTGCTCCAGTGCCTACTCCGGTAGCATCAAGTGCTGCCGAACTGATGGTGCTAATTGCCATGATGCTTCCTTAAGCAGGAGCTTTAACTTCTACCCAGTCTTTAGCCGTTTCATCCCAGAGATAAGGCTTGCCATCTGTAGGCATTGCAACAGGCGGTTCCCACAAAAAAGTTTTTGGGCTAAGAACCCAGCTTGGGAATGGCTGTGGCGCGTAGAAAACATCAGATACTGGATCGTAGTGATAACCTACTCCGGCGTAATTTCCTCGAAGTGGAGTACCGCCAAGCAGATGTTTTCCGCCTTGGGTGTTGTAGGATGTTTGAATCCATTGCCCGGGCGAAGTATCTACGAAGGTGTCAAAAAACTCTGGTTCAGCGACAATCACTTGTGTCACTCTACCGTCAACAACTTTTGCAAAATGGCTCACAATAAGACTCCTTAAAAATATATTTATGCCAAACCAAAGTACTTTTCCAATGCCGTGGCAAGTTCTTCACCAGACAAATTATTTTGACGTACAAAATCAGAACAAGCTAAAACCGTCACCTCTACAAGTTCCGTTGTGCTAACGTCTTCTCTTCGTCCACCGTCACGGTTTTCAACCTCAAAAGTTGATTGTGCCAATAATGATTCGTATTTTTCGTAGTCCATTTTTTAACCTTAAGCCGTGTAAGTACCGCTTGAGTTGAATGTGTGGATGGTGTATCCGCCTACTGTGGATATGTTTCCACCAGTGCCTCTTTGTGCGCCAACATAAGAAATAATAATTACACCGGAACCACCCGCACCGGGAAGATATGCTGAGTTTGCACCGCCACCGCCACCACCTCCTGTATTAGTTGTTCCAGCAGTGGCTGGATAGGGACTGCTTGCGTTTGCTCCTTGTCCACCTCCACCTAACCCACCAGTAAAATAAGTTGAGGTTTGTGTTGTGTTAACAGTACCACCACCGCCACCAGCGTAATATACAGAAGACCCTGAAATTGAACTTGATAACCCGTTAGCCCCACGAGAAGGGCCACCATCGTTTGCGTTTGCAGCGGCAGCACCAGCCCCACCCCCACCTGCACCGTTAGTAAATGAAGATGCAAACCCATTACCACCGGCATAACCTTGCCCCGAAGTGCCAGAACCTCCAGCTCCTTGTAAATTGTACGCGCCTCCCCCACCGGAGCCACCGGACGTCCCATTATATAGTGAGACTCCTGCTCCGTACCCTCCGCCACCACCGCCACCAATCGCAGTGGCGATTGTTCCAAATGCGGAGTTTGCCCCAACATTTCCCTGTAGGGTTGCTATTGTTGCAGCGGCTCCTCCAGCACCGACTGTCACAGTATAAACAGTGCCAGAAGTCAAAGTTGCAGTAGAGGTTAAAAATCCACCGGCTCCACCGCCACCACCATTACTTACTCCGCCGCCACCCCCGCCAGCAACAACCAAATATTGCACTGAGTACGTATTACCCAAGTTACCACTTGAGTTGGCAACAATTATCCAGCCGCTACCGATAAACATTTCGAACTGAGATAGCGTCGTATTAAAACGCATATACCCGTTAGCTGGGCTAGATGGACGTTGAGCCGTTGTGCCTGAAGGAATGCCCCAAGCCGCTGTGCCGGTGTCAATAATTCCGTTTACTGGATCGACAGTGATCGTCATGTTAGTTCCTTAGACAATTTTCCAAATGCCACTTGATACAGTTACCGTGGCTGCTACAGTTACAGGGCCAAACGTACCCGTTATTTTATTGGCAGGTACAGCATATGGCGTTGAGATGGTATTTGAATTCTGATAAAACTGGGTCGTGTTATCCCCACCAATTATCCCAGTTGCGTTTACACCCGGATACAAGTTCGTTACTGCACCGTAATACACCACAATGTTGCTCGACCCCGTAGGAGGAGCGGAGGTAAACGTAATGGTTGTGCCAGCAATAGAAAATGCACTTGACGGGTTTTGTGGTACGTTGTTGATATATACCTGAACCTGAGCCACAGACTGCGGGGTGAATCCCAGTGTAAACGCAGTAGTCGATCCATCACCGTTAAAATAATTAACAGCAGCTACTGCACTTTGCGTGGTTTGACTGTTGCCAATAAAAGCCATGTTATGCCGCCAACAAGACAGATGCTACACAATCACCAGATGTTGCTGCGCTGTTTACAACCTTTAATACATCTGATGCAATCAATACAACACGGTTTCCCTGAATAACTTCCAACGCACCGCCAACAGGCACTGTGGCTTGATAAACGATGTAATAGTCTGTACCAGAGCGCGTGAAGTAAACGCTGGTCGTAATAGGCGAAGTCGTTGTGTTTGAAACAATCAAACTAGCAATAGCCGCTGTGGTAGCAGAAGCCACCGTGGTCAGTGTTGATGCTGATGTGCCGACGTTCTTTACAGCGTATGAGGTATTTGTGTATGTAGCCATGTCAGCCCATCATAAAAGAAAGGAAGTATGCTTGGTCGATAGAGGCACCACTTGAACTTGCCCAGCTAGGTGCAGCGCTTGTGCCGTTTGACTGAAGAACTTGACCGGTCGTACCAAAGTTAAGCGCAGAACCAACACCAAACGCACCATAACGGTTAAATGAAGCCATAGGCGTAGTGCCAACGCCGCCGTTATAAAACGTCAAATTATCTGCGGGGCCTACACTGATTCGACCTTCGCCCGTTACATAATCAGCAACAATACCATCTGAGTAAGTGCCATTAAACGCATGGTCAGTATAAATAGAATCAGTGGTAACGTTCTTTTCAGCGGGGTAAGTAATGAATACTGTTTTTGTACCGGTTGTAAAACTAACCAGCGAACCCGAATTTGATGACGCTAGAACGGTAGTACGCGCAAGTGTTGGGCCTGTGGTGGAATAGGTTCCAACCCCGACCTCCCAGTTAGCACCGCCTTGATCTGCAATACAGTAGTAGGTCTGACCACCGTTACCAACAACAGCAAACGACTGATACCCCGTTACCGCGCCCAGCAATGTTACCGAGCCTGTTCCGGTAGTGCTTGTCGTTTCTTGTACCCGGTCGTAGACAACGATAGCCATGAACTACTCCTTAGCCCGAAGCGCTCAGAGTGTATGTGACGTTAATTGTATCGCCTGACGTTACAGTCTTTGAACCCGCAGTGAAGTCGCCAGCAGAAAACAAAGTACCCGTTGTGCTATCGATTGTTGACGACCCGCCTACGTTGATAAATGCACCAGCAACTGTACCAGACCCTGTCATTGAAAACACAACAGCAGCGCTCGTGGTCAACACCGATGGGTTAGCGTTAGTCGCGGTACTGAACGTAGGCGTCTTGCGTGTACCAGAATATGTAGGGGCGTTAGTTCCACCCACCTCCAGCCATGTGCTGTGCGAAGCTTGAGTATCTGTATATGCTGGTGTGCCTGTGCCCATTAAGCCCATAACAACCGCACCGCCACCGGTGTTGCCAAAGTATGAGTTCAGCAAGTTCTGGCGACCGACGTTCGTGGTTAAGTTCTCAATGGTATCAGACCATTTAAGATTGCCCTGAGCGTCATAGCACTTAGCTTCGTAATAACCGACCATGCCCATCCACTCTTGTGAACCAGCGCTACGGGTTACCGTTGCATCAACGCGATCACCGATTTTAGATTTTTCATAACTCATGTTATTTCCTTACGTAATACGCAGTATCGCATTGGTTGAATTAGCTGCGGGGAATGTCACGGTAAACGAGCTGGTAGCTGTCTTATCCGCTCCAAAATTTAATACAAAAATGGCTGCATTGGTAGTGCTATTGTAGACGAGTGCTCCACGGCAAGTGAAGTTTGCTGGCGTCCAAGTTACATTATTAAACGATACATACGCTGTATTGTTGCTTGTGTCTTCGCTTAAATACACCGGTGTTAAGATTTGACCGCCTGCTGTATAGCCTGTGCCAGTTATTTCATTGACTGTAGTATATGCAGCCGTCGTGTTGCCCAAATTAGCATTGGCGTTATATAAGGCTATTTTGTAAACATAAGGCGAACCAGCGTTGAAGTTCTCAAGACCTTTAAGCAAGTTCTGAGCAAAGATTGTGCAAGACGTTTGAGCAATCACGATTTCACCATCAACTTGGTTTGACCATCACGATAAGCATCGCCACGCTCTAAGCCGTCGCCCAAGCGCTTGAGTTGCATAATAGCTTCTTGGTATTTTTGCTCGTAATAAGCAATTAAATCTTGCTCGCCTTTCATAAACAGCATGGCTTCCCGCATTGCACCATAGAACAAAGCTGGATCGTAATTATCACCAAGCCAACTTGTGCCTGTTGCATTAGAAATTGTGGTTACAGTGATTGAAAAGCCTGTGCCAACACCCGCGCCAATTGCACTTGCGCTGAAAGACAATATATCGCCAACCACATAAAGCGATCCACCGTTATTAATGGTAACTTGAGAAACCGAACCACTAACAATCAAAATAGTCGCAGTAGCGTTGTAGCCATTCCCGCCTGTTAATGGCACGTTGGTATAAACACCGCTCGTGTATCCGCCGCCCGCAGAGAATGTTGCGCTAAGCCCTGTGATCATTCCCTGCACAATTGTGGGTGGGTAGTAGAAATAATGCATCTCTACTGTGTAGTTTTGGTCTGGCGTTGGGGCAACAATCAAAGACAGCTCGTTTAAATTGCTTAACTGAGACCCAAACAAACCATAATATTTTGGCTGCGCAGTTGTGCTTTGATTAGGATATGCTTCACGCAGGAAGTTCACATCCTTGTTGAGCAAATAATAATAATTGCCAGAGCTATCTACTACGGCAAAAGAAAAGTTTGAGAGCCAGTCATTGGGCAATGACACATACGGATTGTTAGTCGTTAATGTGCCCGTGACGTTTTTGCGCAACGCTGGTATTTGAACTGTATTGTATATACGCTCTTCGGCCTCCATGATGAAGGTCGGGATACTTGCAACGAATAACGATTCAGTGTTTTCTGCGTAGTTCTGAATGTTTTGTGCGAGTTGTATATAGTTCATTTTTAAGCCATCGGCCCTCTAGCCATTGTGCCTTTTTCCGCAGCGCCGGTGCCTCGAATCTTGATGCCTGTTGTTTTAACGTCATCGCGTCCGGGGTTACCAATGCTAACGCGCATCGCAAGAGTTGTTGGATTAACATCTTTAGCTGCCCGTGAGTTTGGGTCAACCTTTTGGCTTACAGCAGCGTCCATATACTCAACGCCGACGCCGTTTTTCTCGTAAGCTTCAGCAGGTTTGTTATTGGGATTACGCCCAACTTTAACAGCAGGGCTGTTCTTTTTGGTGGGTTTCATTTCCATTATCGACCTCGCTGGTTGTTGGCGCGAGCCATGTTGCGACCGACGGCTCTCATTTCTTTGCCGGTTACGGTTGATGCGCCTTTTGATCCTTTCCCAGCTTGAATGCCAAGCGTTGGGCCAGAATCGCCAAGATTTTTGCCTTTAGTTTTACCAGTCTTGGTAACGCCGTCAGCTGCTTTCGTGTATGCCATGATTGGCTCCTAAGTTGTTGATACTGTTACTGTACCGACTTGTATGTTCATTATCAAGTCGTTTGGCGTTAACACTGAATCAAAACCGCTTGCCCCGCCAACAGGGTACCAGCCCCACTGAAATATCCTACTACCTGTTTCTGGACTTCCAGCGCCATTTGGGCCAATCCCAGACAAGTTAATTTGCAGCCCACTTGTTCCAGATACTTGATAGCTTACATCCGGTCTTGGTTCTCTTACAGCTTGCGGGTCATTAACAGGATACATGCCCAACTGTAATTGAGGATGATCTGGATCCCAGCAAGCCTTACAGACCTTAACGTTATACAGCTTTGTCTTAAGAGTTTGCTTGCGCAATTCCTTAAGTTTATATCTTTGACCGCATCGATCACATTCTGCAATCGCCCATTTGCCTGATGCATATTTACTGGGCATGATCTACCTCAGTAAAAATTTGCTCGTGGCACAAACCTAATGGAAGCTTTTTCACGGTCTTCATCCATAGCAAGCAATAATTGCTGCTCGTACTCAGCTTTTAATGCCATTGCCCGCTGCATGTCCATGTTTGGAAGCTTTGCTGATAAGTAAGACGCCAGCCCGGAAACCATCGCAGGAATAAATCTAAACGGAATATCCTGAGTGTTAGCACCGCTTCCAGCATCTTGAATCCTTCTTAAACGCCAATAAACAAATGTGTATTGGTCACCCGGCGCATTAGGGGTAGGCCACACAACAACTTTTGGAGAGTCTATGCCGGTAGTGGAGTCTGTGCCAGCAGGACGGCCACCAGATGGATATGTGGCTCCTGATTGTCGGTTTACCCAAACCTGAATTGGTCTGCCTAATGCATTTTTTGTCGGGATTGTTGAGTATGTTGTCTCAGAAATCCTCGTGATATTAATATCAATTTGGTTTTGACCGGTACCCGTTCGAATAACAGTATCCAGTAAATCAATGGTGTCTATTGGTAAGTCATATGTTGACTGACCTGTAATCATAGGGAAGGAGCCTTGCTCAATCGTCCACAGATTAATCCCACGGTTTGCCCACTCAATCGTCAAGATGTTTAAACTTCGACGTGCTGTGCGCAGTTCATAACCAGTACGCAATTCAGCGCCGCATCTTTCAAATGCTTCTTCAACCAGCTCAGTTAGGTCTAAGTTAAAAGACGCGGTACCTGAAGTGGTCATTTTTTCAAGCCTTTAAGGGTTTCTGCTAGACGTGCGCGCTTTCCAAGTTTACCGGATTTTTTAGCCGCCGCCGCAAGCTTCTTGGCTGGTATGGGTTGACCTTCTTTAGCGCCAAGCTCTTTTCTTAGTGCGCCCGGCTTGCCAATAGCTTCTTTAATCCAGTTTGTCTTTCCACCACGTTTAAACATCTCAACTTTGTTGGGATCGTCTTTTCTTGTAATGGTTTTCTTACCGGGCATTTTAGAAGGATTGATGTCACCCATACCGCGAGAAGCTCTCATGATTAACCTTAACAGTATTTACCGCGAGTTTTGCCACGCTGAGCAATGCCATCTGCTCGGCTAGAAGCAGAACCACCCTTAGCCATTTTCTTAACAGAGCCACCTTTTTTCATATTAGATGGGATTGTTTCATCTTCTGGCTTAGGAGCAGATTGCATTTCCATTTTTTTCTGAGCAGCCTCTTTAGCTGCATCTTGTTGCATTTGTTTTTGAGCCGCCTGTTTATTGCGAGCATCCATTAACTCGCGAGTCATTTCTGTACTAGATTTCCCAGTTGGGTTTACCCGTTTAGCTGCTTCTTCAAATTTAGTAGCCATGATTAGCACATCCTACCTTTGGTTTTGCCGCGCTGCTCAATACCACCACCACGAGCCATTTTCTTAGCAGTGCCGCCTTTCTTCATCCCGCCGCCCATAACGCCCATAGATGGCCCTGAATCACCCATGTTCATACCACGGGTTTTGCCGCGTTTTTGAACAGCGGACTCACCAAACTTGGTCAGTTTGTTTGAACCAGCTTCAACGTCTTTAGCCATTGTACGTGGCCCCATCATTTCTTTCATGGCAGACATGCCGCCTTTAGCCATTTTTTTCATCATTCCACCTTTGCATAAAGAGATTTTGGTGCCTTTGCCGCCCTTGTGTTCTTGAGCGTCATGTTCTTTAAAAGCTTTTTTGATAAGCTTTACATCTTGCTTCTTATCAGCAGCCATTTCTTTTTTCATTTCGGATTTGGACTCTTTCATTTCACCACCTTCCTTGAATTTGCGACCTTTGTCTGCGGTTGAGAAGTCTTTCCCAACCGATTGTGGGACTCCAGCTTTCTTAGCAAAAGCAGGATTGTGTGCTACAGCTTCCATAAAACGATGTTGCTTTGCACTTGAGCTAGGCATTTTATTTCCAATGACTTGTAATGTAATCAAGTACCCAACCGCCTGCTGCAACAATAGCAATCCACACCAAACCTGCTAGTGTTTTGTGAATAATTGCTTTGCGCAGCTCAGCGCGTTCCGCCTCTGCTTTAATGGCAAGACGTACCCACTGAATCTCATCTGAACTTAATGGGTGCGATTCAATTGATTGATTGATAGCTTCTTTGATAAGCTCAACCAATTCTTCTTTGGTTACGTTGTCCATCTCAACATTTCCATCTTTTAAGACTTGCAGCTTTGCGTGTTGGTTTGCCGTTTTCGTCCTTCATTGGGCCGGGCATACCACTCATACGGGCACAAAATGATTTCTTACGTGGGCCACCTTCAGGCTGTGGTGCTTTTAGATGCGACCCTGTTGCTGCGTTGTATTTAGCGCGACCTTTAGCAGTTAATCCCGCACCTTGCGACACGGGTAACTTTTCGCCACGACCCACAGCAAGAGATACACCACCTTTTTTCATCTTTGCAGTCTTTGCGGACTCCTCGAATGCTTTTGGAGTAGGGGCACCCTTACTGCCGGGCTTACGCATTTTCTCGCCAG